TGACATTATTACTAGAGACCTTAAAAATAATGGACAGATTAGAAAATCACTTAGAGCACGGAGTACTGGTTAATGGCAACTTATCCTAATGATGCTACCGCATCGGTAACAGCTTTTCCCGTTTTAGCTGAATCAACCTTTTCAAATACAGGAGCTACAACTACTTTTACACTTCCACAGGCTGCTGCTGGTCCAGGAGAGGTAGCAGCTTTTGTAGACGGAGTGTTACAAGCTACTACAGCTTATACAGTTTCGGGTACAACTATAACTTTTTTAGTAGCGCCAAGTGCTACAACACTAACCCTTAAAGTACTTTCGCTTCCAGCAAGGTTTAAAGTATCTAGACAAAATTTTACTTCAAGCGAAGTAACCTACTCAAACACTACACCGCAGACTGTGGCGTCTAATATCTATTTAATTAACGCTAATACACAATCATTTGCTTTACCAGCAGGAACTTCTGTTGACTCTAAGTCAGAGATCATGTTGTTTTTATCTGGCGTATTCCAAGACTCTAACTCATATACATTTCCTTCTGCTGTATTAGGTAATTCAGGAATTGATATTGCTGAGCCTGATCGCACAAAACTTCTTTTAAATCTCACTTCAAACTTAACAGATGAGAGTGATACAGCAGCTACTGTTACACATCAAGGCTCAGCAGCTTATACTACTTTTGGAGATGACAAGTTTTTGGTATTTGATGGTTCTGCTGATTACCTAACAATACCTTCTTCTAATGCGTATCATTTTCAAGATCGTCAAAAAACTCTTGATATGTTTGTTCGTCCTCAAATTGGTGCTACAATGGCATCTAATCAAACGCTATTTGCTAGATATGAAGATGATTCAAACTATTATGTATTGCGATTAGTAGGTGCTAACTCCAATGTTGGCTTTGTATCAATGAAAGACTCAGTGATATCAGAAGCTTATGGTGGAAATGCTAATGGAGGATCTAACTATCATGTTGCAGTATCTTATGAGCCAAAAGATACTAATCTGCGTTTGTTTGTAAATAATGTGATGGTTAATTCGGCTTTCATGCAGTCTAATGTTGCTACAGAAGGCGATGTGGGTATTGGCGCAAACGCTGGAGGAGCAGAAAAGTTTACTGGAAATGTTTCGTTTGTTCGTATGACTGAATCCTTATTGTACAGCGGAACAGGACATCAACCTTTACTGAATACCGCTGTAATTACTAAAGAAGCTGGTGCTCCTTTAGGTGCTGTAGATTCAGGAGATACTCTAACGGTGCGTATTTTTGACTCTGCTGTAGAAACAATTGATAGATTTACCTCAATGGCAGATCGTAGACCTGACACAGGTATTGAATCTTCTAGAACTTTTGATACTATTAAGTTTGAGTCACAAGCAGGATATGAAAAGCGTCGTCTCCGTTCTCGTAGATCAAAAAGAACATATACTCTTACTTATACCAATGTAACTGGCATTGAAAAACAAGCTATTGAGAACTTCTACATAGCACGAAGTGGAGAATTTGAATCTTTCAGTTTTGACTTGTCACATATTAATGAAAGTGGTACAATTACTACAAGATTTGAAGGACCTCTCCAAGTAAATCAAGTTCTTTCCTCTGGTGCTAACCTAACTCAAAATTTCTATACCATTAATTTCAATCTCAAAGAGGTTTATGACTAATGAGTGCCCGCGCTTATGATGTAATTCTGACTGTTAATGACGCCTCTTCTTTTGAGGCGACAAATGTTATTATAGGTAACACTTCATTAACTACTGGTATAATCGCTAATGTTACTACAGGCGGTGGTACAGAACAAATTAAAGTAAAACTTAATAATGTTCTTCAAGAGTTTTCCTCTTCTGAAGTAATTCATTCTAACGTAGCTACCATAAGCGGTACAGCTAATGGTGCTCTTAATACTTCTTCTTTACCTTTTCAATCTAATACTCTTTCCGGTAACGTAACTACCGCAATTGCTACTGTTTCTGGTATTGCTAATTCTCCTTATAAGGCAGAGAAAAACGCATTTACGCAAAATCCCGTAGTAAGACTATATACAATATACTATCCTGGAGAGTGGTATCCCCCTAATGCTGCTGGTAATCCTACAGAGCAAGGCGATGGTAGAGCATGGCCTAATGAGTTTCCACTAAGATTCGCAGAAATTAGAGGTGATTTAACTTCTGATATCTTATATAATGTAACTTATGGTGGTACTTCGTATATTCCTTTCCCGATTAACTCTACTTCTTTTTCTCAAGGTAATGATGGAAAAGTAGATGAAATTACTATCGATATATTTAATGTTGATAATGTAATTACAAGACTCGTAGAAGATCCTTTCTTAGCCGGTAATAACTCTTCCAATGCTGTTACAGGATACGTAAACGGTGAATTAGTTAATGGGCTTGATCCTCGTACTGTTACAGGACATGCTCAGTATGATCAGACAGTCGTAGATTCTATTTATGGAAAAGCAAACGCTTCATGGACTAGAAGTGAAACAATAACTTTTGGAGATACTTGGGTAGAACAAAAAGCTGATTCAAGAGACTTGCTAGGTGCTGTAGTAGAAATTAAAACTACTTTTGCTAATTTCTTAGACGTATGGCCAGAATATAGCACTGTCCAATCAAGAAGATCTAACGTTATTGAAGTGTATAATGCTTTACCTTATAGAGTGGGAGACACAATTAAGTCAAATGTAACTACTCAACACTTTTCTATTCAAGCAATTGAAGAGAATAGATTCTTATATTGTAATGTTGAGATAGGAGCAAATGCTACCAGCGGAGATAAAGTATTCATTGTTAATAGTGAAGCTGATTCAGAATCTTACATTGAAGATAAGTTTAAAATTGATCAGCTTGAAGGCTTAAATGATTCTGTAGCAAAGTTTGGATTAATTTCTTGGCTTCAATATTTTAAGATTGTTACTCCTAAACGCAAGTATTATAAAAATACTTGTCAATGGGTTTATAAAGGCGCAGAATGTCAGTATCCAGGACCTGGCGGGGGAACTATCCCTGGGACTACTCTTTCGGCTAATGCTAATCCTATTGCCGCAAACAATCAGATAGCAGCAACTACTGATGGTGATATTTGTGGTAAATCTATCCTCTCTTGCCAACTTCGCAACAACCAACAACATTTTGGAGGCTTTCCTGGCACAGGTAGAACAGTTCCTAAATCCTAAATCAACTTTCTGTGTACTTCCTTGGATGCATCAATACGCACACTCAGACGGTAATTTTTCTGTGTGTTGCTTCTCTATTTATCAAGATGAAAAAAATGCTTTTGATAAAGGCATGTCTCCTCTTGAGTCTTTTAATTCCCCAACTATGAAGTCTGTACGAAAACAAATGATGAATGGTGAAAAACCAAGTCAATGTAAAGTTTGTTGGGATAATGAGAAGTTTGGAATTGATAGTCATCGTCACAGAATGAATGTCAGATACGAACAATATGCTAGACTTGTAGAAAAAACAAAAGAGGACGGACATTTGTCTTCTGTTCCTGTATACTTAGATTTTCGCTTCGGTAACTTATGTAATTTTAAGTGTAGAATGTGTGGTATTGAAGCTTCTTCGACTTGGGCTAAAGAAGCTAAAGAGTTTGGGTATGTTAACATAGATACTCCTAATTCTATCGATCACTGGACCGACAATAATAAAATGTGGGACGATATGGAAACTATCGGGAAACACACTAAGGTAATTTATTTTGCTGGTGGAGAACCGTTTGTACAAAAAGGTCATTATCGGTTATTAGAATTTTTAGCTGATAGAGGTTACTCAAAAAATATTCATTTACAATATAATACTAATTTATCTTATGATGGAAATTTTCTATCATATGAAATTGAAGATTTATGGAAAAAGTTTGATAAGGTTGAATTATGGCCAAGTATTGAAGGATTTGGAGCAAAAGCTGAGTATGGTCGTACTGGTTTAAACTGGGAGTTATTTCAAGAAAACGCAAAACGTTTTAATGAGTATATTACTACATTCTCTATTACTAGTAATATATTTAGTATTACGAGTCAGATTGAACTTATAAAATGGATAAAAGCACAAAATAAAAACTTCTTTATTACGAATCTTATAAATCCTTTTTACTTATCTACCACTGTCCTAAGCTCTGAAGTTAAAAAACAGATTACTAAACAGTATAAAGAAGCACTAAACGATAAAGACTTTTTAAAGCTCTTAGATAGACATAACGTACTCAATATCGTTGATACATTAAAACACACTAATTCAAAAGATGATTCTCACTTAGCTCCTAGATTCAAAGAGTACATGAATAATGGTGATAAGTTCAATAGAACTAGTTTTATTGACACCTTTCCTGAGTACAAAGAATGGTTCAACAATATTTAGGTCTTCAACACACCTATGGTACAATAGATTGTATTGAGTTAATCCGCTTATTTTATAAAAATGAACTAAACATTAATTTTTCTCTTCCTACTTACCCTAAATCAAGAGAGTGGATGAAGCATTTTTCTACTAAAAGTGTAGATGGATGGGCTTTAACTTGTGCTCAAAAAGTTCAATTGACAGAGGCCCAAAACTATGATGTAATAGCATTTAAGTCAACTAAATCAGAGTTAATTACACATTTTGGTTTGTTTTTAAAACCAACTCAGATGCTACACATAGAAGAGGGAGGGGTCTCGCGTGTAGAAACTCTATCAGCATATTGGATAGAGCGTATACATTCCTTGTACAGACATGAATCAATGGTATGATTCTTATATTGGTTTTCCATATAAACATCTAGGAAGTGATCCAGAAACAGGAATCGATTGTTTCAACTTATGTAAATTAGTTTTTGAAAAAGAACTAAACATTTTCTTACCTTACTCCACCCACGACTTTTGTAATATTGTAGACGAAGATTGGTATCAGAAAACCCATGACAGGTTATTTGATAACTTTAATAATAAAGCATTAGGCTGGGAAAAAGTTTTTATCCCCAAAAAATATGATATTATACTAATGAGTCTCGGATCAACTCATATAACGAATCATTGTGCTTTGTACGTAGAACCAGGCAAGATTCTTCAAACCATGATTGATCGTAAGAGCTGGGTCGCACCCTATGGTAAGTATTATCAACAATATACAACAGGTATTTATAGATGGAAAGATTTGAAAAACTAAAAGAAAAAATGAACAAACATGCTATGGACGATTATCCTAGAGAGTGTGTAGGTATTATAACAAACAGTTTTGATTATATTCCTTGTAATAATATTAGTGAATGTCCCACAACAACTTTCTTTTTAGACCCAGCTGATTTAGTGAAAAATGATGGTAACATTTGGGGAATTTTTCACTCCCATCCTGGACAAGATAACCCGATTCCAAGTCGAGAAGATAAAATTAGTGCTGCTTTCAATGAGTATAAATTTTTAGTTGGCTTTAATAATAAATTCTATTTATACTGGTACGATAAGCAAATAGATGCTCTAAAATTTGATGAATTTAAGGACTCACACCTTGTTAGTAACAATTAAACCTCATACAGCGTTTAAAAATATGTTCTCTGAGACAGAATATCAAGCTGACTTAAAAAGTTATCTTGATATTTTTCCGTATATTGCGTCAATTCATCCTAAATTTCATTCTTATATAAAAAGAATTGAAGCTAACGAGGTGGATGAGAATTATTCATTTTTAGATAAAGATTTAAATATTATTAGAAATGATGAAATCTTCATTAAAAAACTTAAAGAAGATGAGGTAATACATATTGTTCCTGCTGTTTTTGGTGGAGGCGGCAAAAGAGGTTTATTACCTGTGCTAGCGATTGCTGGTTTAGGTATTGCTACAGGCGGATTTGGATTTGGTGCCGCTGCTGGAGGTGCCGGAGCTGGAGCTGGAGCCGGAGCAGGGGCTGGAGCTGGCGGCGGGTTCTTTAGTGGGCTTTCTTCTGCTTTTGCTTCAATGCCTAACTTTTTACAAACCATGACTGTAAATTTGGCTTTAGCAGCTGTAACGTCTCTTTTTACTACCCGTCAGAAACCCCGTGAAACAGACCAACAAACACGAGAAAACTCTATGTTTGGATCCTTAACCAACTCTACAGAGCCAGGTACTCCTATTGCTTTACATTATGGAATGGTACGAGTAGGCGGCCAACTAGTAAGCGGGTATATTGAAACAGAAGAACATGAAAAGGATGATATCGTAAAAGTTAGCGATATGTTTAGTAATGACGCATAGAAGATATATTAAACAACAAGATATTCTAATTCCTCAAATATCTGGCGCAAAAGGCGGTAAAGGCGGCGGTGGTGGAAGCACGTTCTCTGAAGATCCCAATTCATTATTCTCAACAGATGTATTATTTATTACAGCGGCATTAGGTGAGGGTCCTGTATATAGAATTAATCCTAATGGCCCTCAAGATATTGAAATTAATGATAGTGCTATTGACGACTTGATCAATCTTGATGGTGATGGTCAAGAAAATAGCGATCTATTTAAAACCCTGGCTAGAACAGGAACTACAACTCAAACACCACTTCCTGTGTTCGGTGAGACTACCATAACTCCTCAGTCACTAGCTTCTCCTGTTACTCTTAAAAAAGGAAACGTAGCAGGTATTCCTGAATCTAAAATTTCACTTCAAGATACTTCTAATAATGACTGGGACTCTATTAAATTTGCTTTTATTATTAATGGATTGTATAAACAAAGTGATCAAGGTAAGTATGTAGCACACACAATCGATATTAAAATTGAGATTTTTGATAATCTAGGTGTAACATCTATAAAGACAGTTAACAAAACTATTACTGGTAAAACTAATACAGCTTTTAGATTTACAATTAAAGTAGATATTCCAGATGAAT